TAAAAATATCTTTTATAAAGTTCCTGATTCTGACGACCATTTTGCAATTTCTTTTGAAATTGAAAGCGAGTACAATTCGGAGGAAGAAAGTGCAGATTGCACACTTGTTAATATCGTTAATATAGAGGTTCAGTAATTAAATTCCCGCCCCGGAGGTTACGAGGGCAGAGGAGAGTAATATGCAAGAATTAAAATTTAATAAAAGAAGAAAATTAGACAGATTCTTAGCCACTTTGCCTAAAGACATGGTTTTTAAGTCAAATAATGAGTTTAGGATAAAAATGCCAAACGGATACATTGGTATTGGGTATTATTACCATGATTATCATGCATTTGGAGGACATCGTAATTCTGAATACAATACTATACAAGAAAACATAGATGCAGTAAAAGAACTTATTGACAAATATGGTAAAGGAGAGTAGGATATAGATAAGGTTTTTAATAGCTCCATTTTGGGATGTAAATGTTAGCTTAGTTTTGTGCCTTAAAAACATTAATAGTTCCATTCTGGAAGGCAAAGCACTTGTTTCGACAGGTGCTTTTTTATTATCTTGAGGAAAAAAGAAAAGAGAGAAGAATTGATTCTTCTCTCTTGTTGGTTGTCCTATTAGTAGACTAATTATTTTAAATTAATAGTTATCTTCTTGTCTGTCCAGAACGAAGCACTATACTCTAAAATCACTTTCTTTGCGTCTTTTGGTACTTCGTAATATGCTGTAAAGCTTACGTTCTTCCCTGGAGACAAATTAGTGTTAACAAAATCACTGTTTCCTATGTATTGCTGTTCACAAGCTGAATTATCTGCATAGCATTCGCAATCAGATACAGACACATATTTGTCGCCTTTTTCTGCGATGTTTTCGCAAGTAAAGTCTACAGCTACATATTCGCATCCATCTTTTGGAGTAAAATACTCTCCACCATCATATCCAAATTCAGCCTTTTTAGCAGTTACTTTTAAACCGTCATTCTCAAAAGATTCTCCAACCTTTACGCTGTCTTTCTCTTTTGCTTCTTCCTTTTTAGCAGTTTCTTTCTTAGCCGCTGTTGTTGCAGCACTCTTTGTCTGAGAATCAGTGGAAGAACTGTCATCGTCACCACCACCCATTGCCGCACCTAAAACAGCCAGAACAATGATGATGATAATTACCCATTTCAGCTTGCCGCCCTGTTTCTTTCGACAATGAGGACACACTTTAGCTTTTGCGTCAATTTCTTCTTTGCAATACTTACAAACTTTAGTTTTTTCCTTGCTCATATTTTCTGCTCCTTTTTTTATTATTACTATATTAATAATTTAGGTAAAATTATACAGGATATTTATGATTTTAGCAAGCATAAATGTAAATTTTATATCATATAATTAAACAAAAACAGAAAATACTTGATAATAGAGAACTAATGTTCTATAATATAGAGGGAGGGATACTATGGAAGAAAGAAAAAAAGAAGAGATTCTAAAAGAAATTTTTACTCTCTTAGAACCTCTCCCTAAATTAAAATTAATAAAGATTTTAGTTTACGTCAAAGTACTGTTTTACTCCTGAGTCGAAGCTAAAAAATCTATTAATTTGCTGACGGTCAACTTGTTTTCCTCATTAAGTTGACCGTATCTTTTCAAAAGGTTGGCTTCTTGCGTTGCTTTCAAAATGGCAGAGTTTTCAGTTTCGTCCTTGTCTTCCTCGTCCCAACCCGTAAGCGTTGCTGGGGCAATTAAAGCGTCAGCAATTTTTTTAATCATTTCGGCATCTACACGCTTGATACTTCCAGCTTCATACTTCTGCACAGTAGCCTCGGTTATTCCTATTTTCCCACCAAGTTCCCTGAGCGTCATTCTTTTCTTTTCCCTGTAAAACCTAATGTTATTTCCAACCTTTGTTGTAAAATCGCTCATTTCTTAATTCACCTCCTTTCATATATATACTATCATATTATGAAAGAAAATCAATACAAAAATAAAAAAAACTTTCACAATATGCTTGACAACTTTCATAATATGATATATAATCTATCATGTAAGGAAAAACAAAGCACCGAAAACCGAAAGGAGGCGCAAGATGAATCTTTCCAAGTTAAGAGGAATGATTGCGGAAAAAGGGCAGACTTATAAAGGATGTGCTGCCGCAATTCATGTTAGCCCACAGACATTTACAAAAAAAATGCGCGGCGCGACAATATTCGACATTGAAGAGGCTAATAATTTAGGCGATTTTCTTGAAATGACAGGAAAGGAAAAAATAGATATTTTTTTATCCTAAAACTATCATGATAAGAAAGGAATTTATCATAATAAGAAAGGAAGGTGACCAGATGGAAACAAGAAATCTATACAGAGATAATAAGAGAGTAGTCGAGGCTGCATTTCACAATGGCAAACTTCTTTACACAGTAACTTATTTCTTTGACGAGGATTTATCTGTGCGCGGAAGGGTTACTATTTATAGCAACGGCACAGTGATAACATCGGGTGATGTAGATGTAATTAAGGACGGTGACTAGATGAAAAATATTCAAATCTTCGAAAACAATGAGTTTGGTTCAATTCGGACCCAGATAATTAACGACGAACCGTACTTCTGCTTAGCGGATGTTTGCCACGCATTGGACCTTGAACAACCTAGCAGAGTCAAATCAAGATTAAAACCCGATGGGGTTACTACTGGTATGGTCATCGACAGCGTGGGCAGGAGACAAAATGCAAACTTCGTGAACGAACTTAATCTTTACAAAGTAATCTTCCAGAGCCGCAAAGAAAGTGCAGAACGCTTTACCGACTGGGTAGCCGGAGAGGTTCTTCCGTCCATTAGAAAGACAGGTGGTTATCAAAAACCTGCAACAATAGCGGAGCAGATAGGCTTACTCGCCACAGGCTATGGAGACCACGAAGACCGTATAAAGAACCTTGAGAGTAACATGGTAATTGACTACGGACAACAACAGGCATTGCGACAGCACGTCAATAAAGCTGTTTTAAATGCATTAGGCGGCAAAGATACAGAAGCATATGCATACATCAGTAAAGTTGTATTTGCAGAGTGCAACAGGGACTTGCAAGACAGATTTAAAGTTAATAGTCGAAACAATATCCCTCGTAAACGATACGAGGAAGCTATTGACTATGTAGACAACTGGGAACCGAAAACAAACACAAAGTTGAGAATTGACGAATATAACCGTCAACAGAGATTTGAGGTGTAAAAATGAACGCGTTAGGAGAAAAACTAAGAAAATTAAGAAAGGCGAAAGGGCTTACACAAGGAGAATTAGCCGAGAAAGCCGGTGTTGGTATTAATACAATAGTTAGATATGAAACTGGTAAAAATTCTCCAAAAGTGGAAATCTTGGAACTTATCACTAAGGAGCTGGGTGCGAAAATAGTTCTGGTACCCGAAAAGGAGTTAGGGGGTGAATAAAAATGAACGAACCTCCAAGACCTGAGTATGTTGCTAGACTACTCTACACCCTTTTAGGACGACAGCAGGGCGTAGAGTATGACAAGGTGTTTTACACTGATAAAGACGGCGTAGAACACGAGGTAAAAAAGGAAGAGCCCTATCATTAAGCTCTTGTCAAATAAAACATAACTAGATTTTACAAAAGACTTGGCGATTTGTCAAGATAGGAGGTAGACATGGCATATATCGTTATTCAAGATTGGATGATATCAGATTTACAGTTAAAGGGGAATGAACTCCTCACATATGCCCTTATTTACGGCTTTTCGCAGGATGGCGAATCAGAATTTAAGGGGTCATTGAAATATATTTCCGAATTTCTTGGCGTGTCAAAAAGAACTGCACAAAGAAGCATTGAAAATCTTGTAGACCGAGGAATAGTTGAAAAGAGAGTAGAGGAGATTAGCGGCGTGAAATTTAACCGCTATATGGCTCATGAAAAAGTTGACACCCCTATAGACAAAATGACCACAGGGTATAGACAAAATGACCATGGGGGTATAGACAAAATGACCACAGGGCATAGACAAAATGACCATGGGGGTATAGACAAAATGACCACCAATAATACTAATATATATAATACTAATAATACTAATAATAATACTAAAGATAAAGGCGCGCCCGCGAGATACTTTGAGGACGAGGAACTAAACAATAAGTTTCTGGAATTTCTTGCCATGCGTAAGAGGGTTAGAAAACCAGTCCAGACAGATAGAGGAATGAAAATGTTACTCACAAGTTTGCACAAATTATCTGG